AACCATACTTATTTGCTGAGTAGTGAAAGTCTTTTAGATTAGAAGAACTTGTTTTCAAATCTACAATTCTATCCGTAGCTAGGACGTCTGCTTTGCCTCTAAAGGGATAGTCTAAGACATTGTCTATAGCTGGTATCTCAAACTCTGCCTTTGTGATTAGTTGTTTAGCGTATTCGTTTCTATAAAACGCATCTACAAGCCTCTCTGTTTCGCTTCTTTCTTTAGCGGTGTAAACAGTTCCAAACTCTGCTACAGCCTCCCTAAACTTCTTTGTGTTTCTGCTTTGTACCTCTATAAACTTTTGCTCTGAAAATTTTGAGGGCTCTAAGATTGCCCAGTGAAATAAAGCCCCCATTCTAAGGGCGCTGCTATCTCCACTGCCGTACTGCATACTAAACTTGTAAGTTTTGGGGCTTGACAATAATAGCTTAAGACTGCTACTGCTAAGTGCAAGTTTGTTTAGTTCCCCATAATAAAAGGTGTCATCATCCATCCGTTTAAGCAGCTCTGCTTTGTCGTAGTATTTGCCGTCTAGTAGTTTTATTTTACTCATCTCTCATTTTTTGGCAGATTAACTCTTCTATCTCGTAAAGCTGTTCAGCAGTTAAAAGGTCGTAGATGTCTGTATTTTCTACAAGTATGCTCTCAATGTCCGCGCTGTCTGGGCTTCCCGGGTGGTCGTATGTTTCTTTTTCTGGTGCCTCGTAGCTAAAGTCTACAAGTAATTTTACACCGCAATAGTTTATTGTCATAGTTGTTTTAGTTCTTGTTCTAGTTTTAGTATCTGTTTGTTTTTTTCTTGTCTTGTAAGGCTTTCCTTTTTTGTTTGAATCTCTAACTCTGTTTGCAAAAGGTTGTTATATAAACCTATTTCAGTTATAGCCTTAATGCAGTTTTTTAAGTCCTTGTTGTTTGGTTTTTGTTCTTGCCACTCTAAGAGTTTATCCATAAGAAACGAATACCAAACTAAGTAAGACTGTCTTTGTAACAAGGTCATTACAGTAAAGCACAATAAATAACTAAGGCGCATAAAAAAGAAAACACTACTACGCTTGTATAAATTATAATGTCTTTTTGTAGCTCTTGTTTTTTAATCTTAGCCTCAAGTTCTTTTTGAGTGTAAACCTCTATTCTGTTTTTTCTTGTCTGTATATGCAGACCAGTTTTTGTTTTTTTCATTGTATATTAAAAATAATTGTTCTTATCTCGCTGCCCCTTTTTTCTAGTTCAGCTTTTTTCTCTGCGGTTAAAGACTTCTTGCGCTTGTCGTAGTACAATATAGCATCAATGTTCCTTAACTCCTTCCTAAGGTCATCTAGCTGCGTTCTCATACGTTCTGAATATAAGTGAGGGCAGTTTGCTCGCTCATTCCGTAAGCCTCTACCATCATTTGAATCCAAGCTTTCTCTGTTTCTGTAAGTGCTTTCATTGTTTTTAAAATAAAAAAAGGGCATAACCCTTTTAAGATTAATACCCTATTTTAACTTCATCGGCATCAAGTATTTTTTTTAATAATACTAAAGCTCTGCTGTCATTATTACACTTTTCAAACACCCAATCAATAACTCTATTTTCTGAATATCCGTTTATTAATTTGACGTTAGCTATTTCTATAATATCTCTATTTGTTAATTTTTCCATTTTGTTTTGTTTTTGTTTTGTTATGTCTTATTGACAATACAAATATACAAATAAATATTTGTTATAAACAAATTATAAACAAACTTTTTTTAAAAAAATTTATTTTACTTCTTAAAATCAGTAATATTTACTATTGAAGCAAGCCGCTCATCTAGTAAATAACAAGCTCTTTTATGCTTCTTTTTGCTCCATAAGGTGGTGTCAGGTAAATAAAAGTCTATAGGCTCTAAGTCCTTTAGGTTGTTTAGCCAAAATAAATAGTTGCCTTTTGGGTCATTGACAAAATATAAAGCGGTTTTACCAGTGTCTATAAGTCTTTTGAACTTATCTAACTGTATCATTTTCTTTTGGTAGTGCTTGTTTCTGAATTTCATTTCTATCACTACAGGCACTCCTTTGGCGGTGTAGCCCTCAGCATCCCAGCTTTGAGATCCGCCGCCAGTATGTTTCAAGTCCCATCCATCTAGGTTGAGTAAGTGTACTACGGCTTTCTCCCAAAGGTGTATTTCGTTAAGTCCCTCTGCGCTAAATATATTCTCCATAAATTTTGTCTATATCTTTTATCCAACCCACCAACTTTTGGGGGTTGCAGTTACAAGGCTCGTAGTATTTGTGGTTTAAGAGTTCTGAGTGCAAACGGCACAAGAGTTTATACTGTTCTTTTGTGAGGCGGTCTTTTACGTCCTCTTTAAATTTAGCCCACAGTATAATGTCTTCTTTTACCATAACTCTATATCATTCCACTCATCCCTTCGCTTATCACAGCCACAATCTTTTTTAAGTAGTTTGCTTATATTTTTTACCAGCCAGTTGATCCCAGTATAATAAGTAATGTAGTAAATAAAGTCCCCTAGTCTCATAAATTGTCTTTTATGTGTTTTAAAGCTGTCCTGTATGTATTATATAAACTATAATAAGAAATTTTAGTTTCTCGACTTAGTGAGGCTACAGACTTACCACTAGCAACCAATGTAAAAACTTTGGAGTCATACCAATACATTTGTTCAAGTATGGAATCAACTTTCTTTTTATTTTTTTCATACTCCTCTTCGTCTATTGTGGTCTCATTTAATTTATTTACAACAGAACTATATCTTAAAATATTTTGTTTCTTTCTTTGTGGGTCATCATCTTTATAATACACATCATCAATGTAGGCTTTTAGCATCCTTGTTTCTTTCTTATGAGTGTTAAGGTATATGCCGCGCAATACCTTGTATACATAGTAATGATTTATTTGGTTGTTATACCAAAGGTCTAAGCCTTTTTGGATGTCGCAAATTAGCTGCAAGTACATACTTTGTACTATGTCCTCAGCTAAGCTAGGGTTACAGCCAAAGCTCTTAACTATGTTTATCCAGTCTTTGTGTTTATCGTAGGCAAGTTCAACAAGTGATTTCATAGTTTTATTTTATAAACCGCAGTAGCCGCTGTCACATTCGTTAAAGTCATCGTCAAATAACTCGGCTTGAGTATTCCAGCTTATTATATCTTTATACATAACATCGCTTCTCCATTTGCTTTTATTTGTTTCTTGGTCTGCGAACCACTGCATTTTTTTTGGGTGTTTGTTTGACATTTTCTTTAAAAGCAGAGGACTTCTCCACCAGCAGCCTACACAGTTATTCATATAAGCAAACCTTACATTTTTATCCGTCCAGTAATTTTCTATTGTATCTTTGTAAATATTGTCCTTTATAAGTGGAAAGTCTGGTTTACAATATCTGTAAACATCCCAAGCATTTCTACCGTCTTTGTGTTTTTTAAAAGTTGCTTTTACATTAGTAAAACCCTCGCTGTCTGTTTTTTCAAGCATCCTATTCGCTCTTTTTGTTTCATTAGCCCTATAGCCGAACCGCATAACTACCGCCTCTTTAAGTTCTTTATGAATCCAAGTGAGTATAGGTATTGTTTTAAGTTCTGTTGTACAATATCTTGCCATCTTATTAGGCAAATATCTTGTGCCTTTTTTAGTTGTTATTATTGTTTCATCAAAGGTCTTACCAGTAACCCAGGTTATCTCTCTGCCTATAAACTGCTCAAGGTCTAGCATTGTATGTATTATAACGTCATCTTCTAAAGTGCCTATGAACTCTGTGCCTATTTTATCTGAAACGATTTGTCTAAGCTTTTTGTCTGGGTGCATACAGTTTTTGTCGCTTGTTCTAACTAAAGAAAAAACGTCAAAGTCTGCTGGGTAATTAGCAGCTATGTAGCTGGATGTTTTGCCACCACTAAGACTATTTACCGTTTTCATTTGAAGTCTTTTAAGGGGTCGTATATATGTCCAACAATATAAGGCAGTCCAAACTCATTAACGCTAAAACTAAAAGTATCAAAAGCATAACCTCTGGATCTTTTGCATTTTACCGTACTGTTATTTAAGTGTACTGAGTTTTGCTCTATTTGTATACAAGTCTCACATTTTTTCTCTAGGAAGCTGCCTAGGTGTCCTGTGGCTTTATCGGTGGCAAAGTTTGAGTGAATTACCGTAAGTATATGACAGTCATAAAGTGTACTCCACTCCATTATTTTTTGAACACAGAGATTCGACTCTTCAAGGTTGTTTACGTCACTTACAAGGTCTGCCACTCCGTCTATAATAACTAAACCGTTTTTACCACTGTTTTCTTTTAAGGTGTGTTCTATAAATTCAATTCTTGTTTTGTAATTGATTGTTCTGAGGGCAAAGGTTTTGTAGCATCCTACGTCTTTAATATTTGCCATATCTAACACTTTTTTAAAGAGTCGCTGGCAGTGCCAGGTGCCCTGTTCTGTATCATAGTGCAAAAGACATCTGTCATCTCTATGGCCTTTTAAATTACCGCCAAAATTATTTTGACCGCTTAAATAGACTGAGGCTAAAAGTGATACTAAAAAACTTTTACGCTTTTTTGGGGGGGCTTGTATGAATGAGAAGTTGCCATAGGTTCCGAGTGAAATTGGAACTGTCATTTGACCTTTTGGGGTTTTTATTGTTTTTTCTCCGTAGCTTAAGGCTGTTGGTGGGTATTCTAAAACCTCGTTAGTGTTTATGGTTAGCTCTTCTTTTAAGAGATCCATATACATCTGGTGGGTAAGTTTCTCGTCACTCATAAATTTTTGTTAAGTTTTTGTATAAAGATATAAAAAAAAGGGGCTGTTAAGCCCCCTTAGATAAAAATAATTTTAAAAAGGTAGATCGGCCGTTACTGGCTCGTCTTTAGTAGCGCAACAGATTTTATTGTCTGTCCATACTACAGATCCGTTGCCTAAGTAGGTGCGGTTCTTTTTTGCCTCTCTCTCTTCCTTTGATTGTGAAACGTAAACAGCGGTGTTGTTACCGTACTTGCTCTCGTCATTCACAGCCATTGTAAGATTTAAAAACACTTTACCGTTCTTACCTTTTACAAAATTGTCTTTTGGTAGCTTTGCTACATCTATACTGAAATTAATTAGTGCACTCATATTTATTTATATTTATATTTATTACTATAGGGTTTTAATTGTAGGTTTTTTAAAAGATTCGGACTCATCCTCTCCAAAGACTCCTAACTCGTAGAAGCCAGTTAATTTTAGAACGGCTCTAGACATAGCTCTCTTCTCTGCCATTTCAGCGATGTAATACGAATTAGTCGTTCCGTCTTTATAGCTGTCTCCTTTTAAGGCACTGCCAAAGGTTTCTATAGTTCTGCCGTTCTTACTTGCTACAGCTTTAAAAACTGCAAACTTAGGTTCACATTTAATAACCTCGTAATTGACTCGCATTTGTTCTATAGCCATTATCTTATCTATTCCTTGCCTAGTGACAATCGTATAGTGCTGGTGTTTAAAAAAGTCTTCTTTGTCTAGATTGTATTTTTCGTACAGCTCTTTTAGTTTTTCTTTATTCATAAGTCTTTAATTTTAAAAGTTTTTGTATGCTATCTAGTTTTAACTCGTTATAAATACTATAAAGGTTGTTTCTATATTCTTGTGGTTCGTGAGTATACTTGCCAGTTCTTAAAAAACCTAACTTCCTATAAGTAGATACGTCTTGTAAAGTAAGTTTATTAATTAAATTGTCTTTCGTCATTTTCTTCTAGTTTTTGTTTAAGTTTTTGTACCTCTCTTTCTAAGGCTTCTATTCTTGCGTTTAAGTAGTTAGTGTCAATACTTCTGACTCTTACTACATCCTCTGTTCTTGTCATAGTTTTTATTTTAGTAGTCCTTAAACATCTCAAACGGATTGTCAATACCTAAAGTAAACTTGATATCCAAAACAGTGCTATACACCAAAGCAGTAACAAAAGACTCTTGCTCTAAAGCGTCAATTATTCTGCCTATTATTTCAGGGTGTTTCAAGTTGGATTTTTCAAACAGCTCTAAGTATTCTGGTTTGAGTCTGTTGTAAAGACTTTTGTAAGACATTTGTTTTTGTTTTACCCAAAGTTATTAAAAAAAAAGAATATAAACAAAATATAAACAAAAATAAACAAAAAAAAAGTCCACTTAACCAAAAGCAGACTTTTAAAAACAATCTAAACAAAAACTTAAAAAAATTATTTTACACAAATATAAACATAAAAAACTAATTACTAAAACTATCTACTAAACTTTTATAGTGATCTATCAACTCAATAAGTTCAAAGTCTGCTTGTTTTATTAATTGTCTTGACTTTTGGAGTAATTCAGCCGCCTTATCATACCCAAACTCTTTATTTAAGTTCTGAGCAAATATATATTGCTGACCGTATCGGTGGCAGTTACAAGCATAGCACTGAGGCCTACAGTTATCCTCATCCCATCTTAATATTCTAGAAGCCCTACTTATAAAGTGTCCGTTCTGCATTCCTTGACCTTTCCAATACGCTTTTTTTTCACAAGTATAACATTTTACTATACCGTTTTTATCAGCATATTTTCTCCTTATATACTCACTAAACACTCTATCTAGTTTCTTAATAAGATTCTTACGAGATATTTTTTTTGGCATTTGATTAGACCCCCTAGGTCATTATTTTTATAACTTTACTTGTAGTTTTTAAACTATTTCTTTTGTTTTTTTTATATATCTGCTTTTTCTGTATTAACAGTTTCTTTTATAAAAAATCGAAAGTTATTAATAAAATCTTAAATAAAAAAATTTTAGATTCACTTTTTCCACTTATCACTTATTTTCTCAGCAGAACGCATACCAAAATAACCGCCATAAACAAGCAACAAAAGAGAGGACAATAAGTCTATCCAATTAGGGTCTATTTTAAAGCCTTCTAACGAACTATCTAAAATAATATATATAAATAGGGTAGCCGTTAAAAAAGCAAGTGTTAGAGGTCTTATATTGCGCGTTAAATAGCTTTCTGTTTGATTGTCGCTCACCCACCTTTTTGTAGTCTCTTCTATTTCTTTGGCTTGTTGATCGTATATTAATTGTTGAAGTTTTATTTTATCATCTATGGAGATACCAGACTTAGTAATTTTCTCAATAGCATCTTTTGGAGAAACAACCCCCTCTAAGACTTCGCCTAGTGCTGGATTTATGACCTTTGCAGCCGATAAGAGTAGTTTGCCTACGGTTGTGTCTTTGAACTTCTTTTTAGGCATACCATCTACTTTTTGTTTTTCTAATGTCGTAGTGAACGAAAGTTTTGTAAAGACCTAGACCGCCTTGTAGCATTTGCCCCAAATCTATTAAGTCCTCTATAATTCTAAAGACTTCTGCTGGTTTTAGACTCTCTATTGTGATGTCTGCTGCTTGGCCTAGTAAATGTCTTGAGTTTGGCACCCCTCCTATATCTCTATTGTGTGCCTCGGATCTATAACCGCTGTTTATTTTGATTGCTCTGCCAGTATAATCTCTTAGTATTTGCAACTGCTGTGAGAGTTTTATTATATTTTCGTAGACTTCTAAAGGCATATTGTACCCTTTGCACTCAAACTCTTTTAGCTTAAAGTTTTTTGTTATTTGCATTTTTCTTTTTGTAGGTCTCGTAAATCTTTTGAAAGGTGTAAACAATAGAAGCTAATAAAAGTAGAATCTTTAGGCTGTTTTCAATAGCAGTAAAACTTATACCTAAAGTAATAAGGTTCAGTAAATAGAGTCTGAGGTCTTGGATGTTCATAGCATTAGTTTTTTTAGTAAGCCGTTCCACTTACTTATTAAATAGTATTGTAAGGCCTCTAGCTTGTCTGCTAAGTATCTGAGTAGTCGTACCATTACATTTTGTTTTCTTGATAGTCTACACCGTAAAAGCTATGCACTCCTTGCCCCTCTACTGTAACCGCAGCAGATTTCCAGCCGTAGGGGTGTTCTTCCAAACCAGCCCACATAACGTCAATGTGATACTTAGGGCTAAAGACTGGGTCTTTTATTACTTCCTCTCCGTCATACTCCCCTTTTTCTATAATTATATGTCCAAGTTTTACTATAGAGTGTTTGTGAGTTGGGTACTCGTTGCCGTCCTCGTCTGTTTCTACCCCTAGAGATTTTATCTTACTCTCTGCGGTTTTTATATCCTTAAATTCGTATTTACCTATTTTCATAATTATGATGTTAAACTTATTAATTGCGCATCTGTTAAAGCCTCTTTATATACTGCAACAGTTTTTGCTTTGCCTTGAAAAGGGTTTGAATTTGTAGATGTTCCAAAATTTAAACTTGTGAAAGTATCAGCAGACAAAACAGTGCCGTTTATGTCAGTCCCTACTTTTACGCCATTTACAAATAAAGCAAAATCGTCTTGCTTGTATCTAAAGGCTATTTTTGAAAATTGTGTTCTATCTGCAACGTCAAATTGTATTCCAGCCACAAAAGTTCCAGCGTTTCTATATCTGCCTAAAATTCTGTTACTTGTTGGATTGTATTGTATTGATGCATAGTTGCTATTGTCTAAGGCAACAGATATAGCTCTATTGTTGTCTCCGTCAACAAGACAAGCTGTTTCTGTATACAAAACCCCTTCAACTGTATTTATAAGGCTTGTATCTCCGCTGCTGTTCGCAAAATCTCCGTTTCGGGTTACAGTTGTGCCACTTGTAGGGACATATGATGTGGGAAAGTTTCTTGAAGCGTCTGATTCTGCTTGTAAGCCAAATAATAAAACTCCGTTTGTGCCGTTTCTTGTTATGCTTGTAACATTGTCGGCAGTAGCTAAAATAATTCTAAAAGACCCTACTAAATCTGTTGTAGTTTTAAAGGTTGCTGAACATCTAAACCAACCATTGCCATAATCTTCTATTTTAGTAGTATGTTCAGAGGAGGTAGTTCCTAAAGTTCCGTTTTGTATATCAAACCAAGAACGGTCACTTGTGCCAGAATCATAACCAGCCGTTTGCATATATATAAAATTATTACTTAAAGATTTTTTTACAAATATTGAAACAGTGTTAAAGTTGTCAGATACCACATTTACCGAAAAATAGTCTAAACTTGTTTGACCACTACCACCATCATTGTCATCCTTTAAAAGTTGTGCGGTGTTAGTTCCGTCAGGTGCGGTACCTTGATTTGCCGTTAAAATTGTATCAGATAAGCTAGGATCTGTACTGCCATTGAAAATATCTCCTTGAGTAAAATCATTTGAATATGTAGCAGTATTTGTTGATTGTGGTTCTAAAAGTATTTGCCCCGTACCGCCCGTAAAATCAATCCTAGGCAAACCACTTGCAACAGACTCTATAAGACCGTTTGAATTTACTCTTGTAGCTACAGTCCCTCTTGTAAAAGTAAAGTCCCCTGTTGTAGTGTTTGGCTTTATGTTATGTAGTTTGCCGTCACTTGTAGCCGTAGGGGTTAGTAAGATACTTGCTTTGCTTAATAAATTGCTCATAGTACGTCTTGTATTTCAGTTAGTAAATCCAAAGAACCGCTTAAGTTTTCAAAGTTTGTCACTCTTATAAATAGCTGGTTAAGTAAGGAAGGTGCTAAGTATGTATCTCCGTACCCTATATCGTTATTGACAGCAGTTCCAAAATTACTCTGTTTGTAAATTTCTCCGTAGCTCATATCATTATAACTTTTTTTATTTTACCAGCACTTACAGTATAAGTTGTTGGTATGCTTGTTATTTCGTTTGTTGTATCGTCTGAAAATGTCTCAGTAATTTTTACCACTCCGTTGGGGGTTGTAACGCTGCAAACATCCGCATTTCTTGTAGCCGTTCCGCTAGTTGTTTTTATATAGCTAGACAAACTTGCGCCCTCTTCTACTTGACAGCCCCATAAATAAACAAAAGCAGTTGTACTAGTGTCCGTATCGTCTACGTCTCCAGTCGTACCCCTTGGGCTAAATACTGTTGTTATTGTTGCTGCGGTGTCCGTATTGTAAACAATAGAAAGCCGATACCAACCACTGCCGTAATTTTCAACCTTTGAACTTGTTACAGTAAAACCGCTTCCGTCTGCGCTTGTTGTAAAAGTATTTGTGCTGAATTGGTAAACTCCGTTTACTTGGTTGAGTCCAGACCCTTGCGCTCTCATAGCAAAAAAATCCCCTTCCCCTTGTTTTACAAAAACAGAGGTACAAGCATCTAAAGCACTTGAGGCACTTTTGTTTACATTGTCAGATAGAAAGTTGTTTGTGTTTGTAGTAGAACCCCTTTGTATTTTGTCTGCTGTCATTTCTCCAGTAGGAGCGGTCACTTGGTCTGCTGTTACTGTAATGTCTGCTTGTTTTACCCAAGCTGCATTGTCGAACTCTTCAGACCTTATCTGTCTGTTTGTTCTTTGCGCCTCAATATGTAAACTAGGACAATTTGTGTTAAGCCAAGTAAGCCTCGCAATATCGTCTGTAGAATCCCCAATAGTTTCTATAAGGCCGTCCTCTCTTACCCTTGTACCAGCCCCAGCCCTTACAAAAGCAAAGTCCTTAGTACCGTCACTAGGTATAACACTATAAACCTTGTCCTCTTTGTAGCCGCTAGGTATTAAAGCTAAGATAGGGTTACTCATTGTTTTTTGGTTTTTCTTTTATCTCTTCTTTTTTCAAAGTTTCAATAATGTATTTTTTTAGTTTAGTAAGGTTTGTTTCTTTTACTTTATACTTCATAAAACCCAGCCTTTAAAGGTTGTGTCTGTATTAGGGTGTATATCGTTGTCAGTGTTTGAATTGTACTCAGGGAACAAATCTGTATTAAACTGCAAATAATCTACTAAGCGAGTTGAGTAATAGTTAGCGTATTCTCTTGCTTTATCTACTAGATAGTCTACTTCGTTTTTATTTACTGTTTCTGCTGTTTCACTTGACCCTTTAAACACTCCTCCGTTCTTAATACTGTAAGCTGCAAAAGGAATGTAATTCATCTGCGCGAACCAAATTAAAGTAGGTTGTACATAAGTATTAACTAGCGTTAAATAATTACCAGTTAAACCAGTACCACCACTAGCACCGCTTGTGATATCAGCACTAATCCTATTGTAGAGATCCGTCCCCAAAAGGTTTTGTATGTCTATTTGCTGGGCTACCTTAATAAATTGAATATATTTATCTATATCTACATTGCCGTCAATAATAGAGTTCTTTACAAGGTCTGTTCTGTTTATAAAAAGTGCTGTTGCCATTAGTTCTTAAATCCTATTTTGTTCCAATATTCTGCCGTATAACCTTTGTACTTCATATCTTTTGGGGCAACTGGTACCTTTTGAGCGTTTGCCTCTGGCTTGAACCCTCTTGACCTTGCCTCTGTAGTTGTGATTGCATCCCCTAAACTCTTAGCACCGTCCTTGCGTACATACGTCTTTCTAAGCCATTTGTGCTGGCATCTAGCACCGCCTTTGTATAACCATACTGAGTAAGTATTAGACCCACCCTTACCAAAGCCAGGATTTACAGCCTTTGTAGTCATAGCTTGTATATCCTCTTTTCGGTAAACCTTGTTGGCATCTACCATTTTTTTACAAAAAGGTCTTGAGTTTGCATTGTATTTTTGTGGGCTGTACATATACCGAACTAAAAAAGTATTACCCTCTTCTCTTTCTTGTTTGCTTTTACCGTCTTGATCGCTCTTACTGTAAGGCTTTGCGCTGCCAGTGCTTACAAACTCCCAGATTTTAGCAAGTGTGCTTTTTTCTTTTGGCTTGTTTAAGTCTGTTATTACCTCGTCCAAGCCCTCTTCTTGGTCGTAGTCTACCTCTCGCTCATCCATTACGTCAAAGTCGCTTAAAAGCTCTGTTTCGTCTTGTCCTAAGTCTATTAAGGCGTCTGCTATTTTGCTTCCTAACTCTGCTGGTAAGTCCTTTGATAGCTTTACCCCTGTCTCTTCCTCTTTTGTCTCTTCGTCCTCTACGTTTTCAAGGTCTGTAAATTCAAGCGGCTGTAAGGTCTTAAAGTATAGTTTTAAGGCTATATTGTTAAAAGCTAGTATACTATCAAAAGCATCTATTAAAAGATGCTGAAAAGGTCTTATAACGGTGTTATCCATTAATATACTTGCGGTTTGCAGTTCGTCTGCATTATTCCCCAAACCAGTGCTGTCTTTGATTCCTAAAAGCATAGGGCTTACAACTCTGTGGGCTACCATTATTTTTTTACCGCTCTCGTCTGACAAGAATTGATATTGATTGTGAGCATCACTTAATTGAATAGGCTCTATTTGTGCTGCGCTTTCTGCATTGTCGTTGAAAGCTAAAATGAACTTACCAGCATTACTAGATCCGCTAAACTTTTGATAGATACGGTTTTCTAACATTTGACGTTCCTCAGCGTTTGGAGTGCCGTTATTGAAGTTTATAAGCATAGACGGTGCAAGGCCATTAAGTATGTTGTTTAAGTGATAGTTGCTTATCTCTTCCTCTAGCTCTGCGTATTGTAGCCCTCCTTGGTAGTCTGGACTAGAATAGTATTTATATCCAGCTCTGTAAGGTTTGACGTAAACAATTTCGATATTTTCGTTTGAATACCCAAAGGCTGGGATTCTTTTAAGTTCTGTTCTTGTTGTTACCTTTTGCCAATTATCAGAATAGTAATAAGCGGCTATCTCTCCTTTTTCGTTGCATTTCTCAGCCCTTAGATTCTCAACTGGTATGTGTTCTACTTGTGCTATTGTCTTTCTGTCCTTTGAATAAATTACTTGCATAGAACATTGACCCATAAGTTTTAGATCATAGCATAGCTTTCTTACACAGTCCTTATTAAACAAGGCTACCATCTGAGCGTATTGCTCTGGCTTTTTGCTAGAGTCTAAGGCGTCTAAGCCTTTGCCGTAAATCATTTGACTAACACCGTTAATTATAGCGTTATTTGTAGGGCTGCCGTTGTATCTGTCTATAAGATATTGAAAGTAATTGTTATCACTTCCGTAAGCTACAAACTTCTTGTTTGATTTCTCAATAATCTCTGGGCTTGTATAGCTGCTTAAATTAACTATTCGTAAATCGTTCATAAAATAATATAATCGTTATCAAAGCTATTCTCTGTGTTATATTCTCCACTATTAACAGAATAGTAATTATTGTTTGTTTGGTCTATTGTTTGATCTGTGCAAAATACTTTGTCTTTATATATTGTAGCCCCAGACAATAAAACCTCTAAATTGTAAAACTCCCCTTCTACAAGAGTGCCAAAAGTACCAGTAAAACTCATAAAATTTTTATCTGTCGAGGCTGTAGCTGTTGTATTTACTACACCGCCTGTACTTTCGTTTGTTAGTTTTAGATTAATAGTCCCAGCAAAAAAAGTCCTAGGTATGATCTTTAAGGCCTTAGTGCCGCTTGTTGTAATAATCTTCATACTAATATATAAATAAAATTAAAATATTTTGTATAAAAAAAAGCCCCCCAAAAGGAAGGCTAATTTTAAATATAAATAAACTACTATGCTGGTGTGATAGGAGATGCACTTGCTACGTCTGGAGCAGTACAGAAAAACGGAGGGAAGACCTCTGTTGCTACAACTGTCAATGTGAAGCCCTGTAAATCTCCAGGGGCAGCACCAGTAACAATTGTTCCAGCAGTAACCTCACAGCCGTTATCTCGACCTAGTAAAAGTCTTTTAGTGTTTCCGGCACCGTCTTGAAATAACTCAACTACGTAGTGCGCTCTTCCTCTGTTTAAGAGTTTTAGCTCTTCTTGAGTTGCTACGTCTAAGTTCTGAAATGTGATGTTTAAGGTACTTTCGTAAAAAGTAGTCCCATTGTCTCTTGAACTTGTTACAGCAGTCTCAAGGCTACTTAAAGCCCCTTGTACTTCAAACTTAAAGAATTCTGCACTGTTATCCGTAGGCAGTGTTATTGTTCCGCTTGAGTCCCCTAAAGCAGCAATAGTGTCGCTGTAGTCTAGTATGTAAATATTGTTGATTCCAGCAAAGGCGGTCTTACATCCTACCCCTCTACCTTTTGTGATTGCACAAGCCATAATTGTTAAAAATTTTTTTTGTAACTTACTGAAAATCAATAAGTTAGGTTAATATTAAAAAAGGGCAGGCAGTTTTGCCCACCCTTCTTATGTTAGTTAATTGTTGTTATTAATCGTAAAGAACTACGTCTGCACCAATTCCTAGCTGTACACCAGCTGTGTAACGCATTACGATGCGATAGTTCTGACTTCCGTCTAGAGGTGCCATATCAATAACTCGTACTTCGTTTCTGTCATCTAGTAGACCAGTTCCAAAGAATAAGTTAGATTGTCTTGCTGCGATAGCGCAGTTGTCTCTTAGTCCGCTAGTTGGGTACAATTTAACACCGTCAAAACTTAACTCCCCACCATTGTAGAAAGTATGTGACTTAGCGTCTACACCGCTGTTTGTTGCAGCAAACCCACCTAAAGCCCGTACATAATTTTTGAAGATGTTTTGAGATACATAAATATATAAATCCTCAGCTCCGTAAACCCCTGAAGGGATAGCATCAACAATTTTGCCTAATTCAGCAACTACGTTAGCAGAAGTTGAAGTAGTCCCAGTGACATCGTTTACTGTTGCATCTGCAAGGGCTAATTCTCTAAGTCCTTGAAAATTGCCGTCAGAGTCTGCACCGTCCCAGATATTTGATTCTGTAGCAGAAGCGACCTCAGAAGCCACTCTTGAAATAACAAAGTCAGAGAATAAAGGTGGCAATTGCTTATAAGCACTAAAACCCATCTGGGCAGATTCCCAATCCGACCGCAAATCCTTTGAGCAAATGTCCAAATTAATTTGCAATTCTTTGGGAGTCAATACTTTTTCTGTTAAAGCTAAACTTGACGTAGAAGTGTCAAAGTCACAACTTGCGTTTTTAATTAAGTTTGAAAAAGCCCCTACTTTCATAGCTGCCTTATAAGCGATGTTTGGGAGAACTGTTATTGCTCCGTCATCGATTGTCTTTGCAGCTAGTAAACTTGCTGCGATATACTTACCAGCAAACTGGCCACTGTAAGAACTTGTTACTGTTACACTCATTTTATTTTATTTTTAGTTGTTAATATTTAAGATTTTCTCCATTACTCTATCGGCAGTTGTTTTCTTTCTGTTTTGTCCCCAAGTAAATTTACCGATATTGTTTGACTCAGCCTCTGGGTTTGCCTTGATTGGCTCCGCTGCTGGTTTGTTTAGTTCTACTTGTACCTCGTCTGGGATTTCTTGTTTTGACAGTTCCTCTGTTATTAAGTTCCCTAAGTCATCGGCACTCATTTTCTCCTTGTCTTTGTGATCCATAAGGTCTTTAATATGTTTCTTGAGTTCGTCCATTTCTTTTTTAAACTCTTCTTTTGTTACATACTGTAGGCCTTCTTTCTCTTCATCTTTGTGTTCGTCTGCCTCTACCTCTTCTTTTTCCTCAGCTTTGATTTCTGCAATTAAGCCTACCTCTTCCACAAGTAAGCTACGTCCGTCCTCTAGTTCATACTCCCCAACTGGTAGGGCTACTTTCTCGTCCTCAGTAATTATAAAGACTTCTTTACCAGCCTCAAAAGAGTCTGCCTCTAAGATAGTACCGTTCTCAAGTTTTAGTTGTTCTAGCTTGACTTCCTCTGTCAAGTTTAAAACCTCTTTTATTTTAGTTATCATATTATTTGATTTCATATTAATATATAATGTTTAAAAATTAATTTTGCATTTTCATTGTGATATTTTGCCTACCCCTTGCGCCCTTAGTGAACCATCGCAGCACTCTATCTTATAAGTATTGTCCTCACATAGACAAGCTCTGCGCCCCCCTTTGGGGCTGGTTCTGCTTGGTGTTATAAATCTTTTAATTCGTCTTAACATTACTTGTCGCTCTTTGGGTGTCCTTTAGGGAGTAAATCATTGTCCCCTGTGTATTTTCTGTTTTGAGGTCTGCCGTTCTTAACTAAGTATAAAAACGCATTGACCCTAGCAAAAGCCCACTGTGAAGGAGAACTAACTCTAGGGCTTCTACTTGTATTGAAAGCCCCTAGACCTCTTTGAAATACAGCCTTAAGAGTGCCTACGTTTACGCCATAGCCTAGCTTTTTTTTGTATCTCTCGTTAAAGTCATCAGACTTCTTTTTTAAGGTGGCCTCGTCTGCCTTAGATACTTTAGCCCCTCTACTTGTAGAAGCATCCCCTTTGGCTGTCCCTTTGCCTTTAGGGTTTGGGTTCTTGGTGTCACTTTTAGGTGCCTTTGGGCTTTTTCTTATTCCGCCTCTTTCTCCTACCTCTGCCATCTTTACGCATTTACCGTCTTTTTTCTTGTAACCTTTAGGACATTTGTGTTTATACATATCCTCTTTTGAGTGGTACTCACAAGGCATATACCAAGTTTTACCTTCGTATTGGTGCTGGTGTATCCCTTCGCATCCTAAGTCCTTAGACATCTCTTTAGCTTTCTCTTCGGTTGAATAAGCAAGTCTATCGTCTATAATAGCGAAGTCATCGTTTACAACCATTGAAGCCAAACTTAACCCCCCAAACTCTTTTAGTTTTTTAGCGGCGTATCTTTTACCAGCTAAACCACCCCACAATAGATATGAAATGGTGCCACAAGCCTCTTTATCTGTCTCATCGTAATACTCTTCTGCTCTTGACAAAAATGAGTACATCCGCTTAATTGTCTCTTCGCTTATTGCTTTGCCTTGGGCTAGTTGCTGTGCTCTTATTTTGCCTACCTCTGTAGCACATTTGTTGTTTACCTTTTTGTTAAGGTCAATACCTTTTTTAGCGTTGTTCTTTACTGCATCCGGATAGTCTGTGTAACTTTCTAAAGTAGTCTTTTTACCGCTCTTGTAACGATTGTCTTTTTTGATTATTGCTGTAACTTGTTTTAGCAAGTATTCTGCTTCCTCTTCCTCAATCTTAGCTAGTTCGTCTTTTAAGGTTTTGTCTTTGGGTCGCTCCATTTTATCAGCGAAGTAGCCCTCTATTGAAAACCCTTTAACTCTTCCAGTCTTTACAAACTCATTCCAAACTTGTTCATTGTTTACTTTTACAGCGCCCACCCAAGTACCTTGGGGGAGTTCCATACCGTATAACTTAGTCTTGTCCATTTTAGGATCTTCAACAATCCAAGACTCCACTAAAGACAGTCCGTTTAGTTTGTGCTGGTGTTCTAAGGTTGAGTTGTTTTGTTTGCCTTGTTGTAAGAACATTTGCGAGGCTTTTAAGACCGTATCTTTTGAGAAATATATATAATACTCGTCTTTGCCGTTACGTCTGTATATAGGCTTGTTTGGGACAAGTAAAGCCCCTAATAAAATACGTTTCTCTTTGTTTACCTCTGCAAGTTTAAACTCTTGTGATTTAAGGGCTACAAAGTCCTCTTCAATAGCTGGGTTTTCTACAACTGAAATAGCCTCAATCCCTATTTCTTGCTCTTCATCAATGATAAGTTCTACAATTCGCATATTAATATATAAGTATTTTTAATTTATTTTGTTTTTATCAAAAAAGATGTATATTTGCAGTATTAAGATCTACGAAATTTTAATACTTACGGATTGAGCTACTTTTTACAAGTGGCTCTTTTTTTTATAATGTAGCTCCCTCGACTATGTTGTTTTCTAGGCTCTGTGCGGTTGTAACGTCATTTGCTACAACAAACGCTTGTACTGGTTGCTGTGTCTGTCCACCTATTGCGTCTGCTAGTTGGCTTGTTTCTGTAGCCCCAACTACGTTAAAGGACGGTGCTTGTGAGTCTCCGCCTCCGCCTCCTAAACCTCCAGCAGAACCGCCACCCCCACCTCCCCCACCAAGTCCAGGGATTGCTTGAGCTGCTATTGTTGCTATTGAAGTTGCCGCAGATAGTTTTGTGCTTAAAATACCTTTTGCAGTCGCTACAGCTTGTTTTATATATAAGGGGTTTGGTATTG